TGTCCGCCCCGCTGCGGGCGGGGTCCACCCCCAACACAATCGGTGCGCTCGGGTCTTTCCAGGCGGGGCGTTTTTCGGCGTCTTCCACCAGGCGCGGCGCGATGAACTGGTCGTCTCCGGCGGACGGGAACTCCCCGTAGACCTCAATCTTGGCTTGCGGGCTTTCTTCTCCGTACTCGGAAATGATCTGCTCGTAAACGCTTTTGTCGGTGCCTTCAACAGTTCTGGCGTCAATTTGCTTGACTTTCCAGAAGTCTCTTTTGCTGTTAAAACACTCGAAAAAATAGCCTTGGTTGCGTCGCGGGTTGCTAAACGCAAGCCAAAAACGATGCGGCGTCGGCTCCGAAAAAAAGCCCGCAGCAACTTGCCAAATTGAATCTGGCACCCCAGAACTCTCGTCAAATATCAGCAACACGCCGTCGTAGTTGTGCAGGCCTGCGTAAGCGTCTGGATTTTCTTCCGACCAAAGTCGGCCCTCAACGGCCCAATAGCGCGTGCCCTTGCGCAGGTCGCGTTCTACCAGTTCGGCCAGCCATTTTGCCGGCACGATTCGCGTGGCGCTGACCTCAAACCAGTGGGAATTCATGCTCATAGCTATCCACTTGATGATTTCCGCCCACGTAACGCTGCGCAGCTGCGCCTCGCTGTTAGCGGAAATGATAGTGGATGCGCCTATGCGCGTGGACAGGAACCAGATGGTAACCCACGCCACCAGCGCAGACTTGCCAATGCCGCGCCCGGACGCTATGGCCATGCGCAGCATTTCCGGGTCAACCCTGCCGTTGTTGGCCTGAATGTGCGCAGCAATGTCCCTAAGCACATCGCGCTGCCACTTTCTCGGCCCCGAAAAATGCTCCAGCGGTGTGTTTTTTTCGCCCCACGGAAACGCCAGCATGACAAACGCCTCTGGGTTCTCGCGTATTGCCGGCGACCACAGCTTTGACATCAAAAGCTGTTCGTCGGTGGCGGAGTATTTTGTGGTTTGCATTAGTTTTGCCCCGCCAGCAACGCTTTCGCGTGCAGTTTTGCCGCCGCTGCCGCGTAGGCGCGTTGCGCCTCTTCTGGCGTGTCAAACATGCCTAAATAAACTGTTTTTTTGTCAGCCTGAATGCGCGCTCTGTATTTATTGCTGTATTTGTGTTTTGTCACGCCGCGTATTCCGTATGGACTATCGACGCGCACGCTTGCGTTTTGCGCGTTTATTTCTTTTGTAGCTTTGCGCAAATTGCACAACCTGTTGTCATTGCGCACGCGATTAATGTGGTCAATTTCGCCAAATGGTTGGCAGCCATGCGTGTATAGCCACGCCAGCCTGTGCGCAGCATAAATTTTGTTGTCTATGCTGATACGCACGTAGCCATGTTGCAACGATCCGGCGACTGCGCCCGCTTTGCGATTGCGACTTGTCGAGCGCCAAGTAAACACGCCAGTCTCAGGGTCGTAGCACAGCAACTCTTTCAGCCGCGCTTGCGTTAGACTGCTGGTAGCCATCACTGACCTCCGTCACAGGTTGGTGGGTTAGAGCCTCGGCACCGTTGGCGCGGTGTCGGGGCTCGACTATTTTAGCGTCTTCTACGACGGCATCGACGCGCTTTTGCGCCTGCTCCAGCGCAGCGGTAATGCTGATTTGCTGGGCAACATCAACCTGCACTTTCTGGGTGGCCTGCCAATCATGCCGGTGCTTCAGCACCTCCAGCGCCACCTTCGTATCCCCGTCCAGCGCAGCTGCCATCAGCGTCGTGGCCAGGTCGCCCTCAGCGTCAGCGCGGCCCTTCATTTCGGCCATCTCGGCCATCGGGTCCATGAGCTTTAGGCGGGCAAACTCCACCGGCAGCATTCCTGCCCGCAGCGCAAGCGCATCACCACGCAAACCCAGGCGCGAGGCCTGGTATACCCGCTCCAGTACGTCGGGCGTGGCTTTCAGTTCGCGGGCTACTATGGGGAGGTCGCGGAACATTATGCTGCCACCGCCTCCCAGCGAAACTTTGCCTGACCGACAACCGCCTGCCACTCACGCCCCGGCCGCGATTGCCACGCCGCAGGGTTATAGCCGTCAGTCTGAGCAATCACCTTCCACCCCGCACCGCGCAGCGACGCGCCGGATTCTGCCTGCAGTGTGTACGTCAGCATCCGTTTCCAGCCCAGCGCACGCGCAGCGTTCCAGCATCGAGCATACAAGAACGAGCACGAACCTTTTGGCGCGTCGTCCAGCACGCAACAGCGCGTAACCTCCAACGTCTCGCCGTTGTCCAGCATGCGGGCTACCGGCCTGCCGGCAATGGCAACGCCCACAAGCCTGTTGCCGTCACTGACGCCCACCGCAAACACGCCGCCCACCGGGGGCTTGTTGTGCCGGTGAAAGTTGCCCACGAATTCTCGGGCCTCAGTCAACGTGATCGGAACCGCCGTCAGCGCCATGGGCGCGATGATAGCCGATTGCTGTCAGTGTGAACAGCGGGGGCATTACGGGAAATTTACGCAAAAAAAATTTGTCGGCGGGGGCTCCGTACACACATCACCTTTGCGCGGGCCCTACCCGGGGCCACCCCCACCCCCCCTCCGCATGCTGACGATCCTCGATCTGATGATCAGCACACTGACGATCTCGATGCTGACGATCCCCGTCCCCCCCGATCAGCACACACATCATCAGCACACTGACGATCAGCACGCTGCGCATGCGCCCCAGTGAGTGCTCACTAACTTAGCCTGGTCGCCGGCATGCTGCAGCGCAGCATCGGGCGCCCCTGACATGCTGCAGCGCAGCATACGCACACGTGTTCTTTTAGCCGTCAGCGCAGCGCAGCCCCTTGAACGTGTTCTTTTAGCCAAAAACGCACCATTTTGGGGCGTGTGGCAAAAAGCGTGGCAGTCTGTGGCAGTGGCGTGCTGCGCTAAGCTGTTGATTCGTAAAGGGTTTTGGGTTTGTGGCAATGGTGGCATAAAAACCGGCAATCGTTTATACGTATACGTATATATAAGTACATGTTCTTATATCTATCTTCCAAAACCTATCAGTAAAAGCTATGCCACCATTGCCACCGCCGAGTGAAGCGCAGACTGTCACAGCGACCGCCACGCGCTATCCCGCCGACCGCCACACTTGGAAAGACCCCACGCTGCGGTAGGTTGTAAGTTTCGCGTCAGGTTGCGTTGCGATGATCTTTCCGTGGCGCCGATGTGGCGCGCGAAGGGGAAGACGATGAAGCTGACGACGACGACGGTAGACGTGATTGCAGACACTGCGACTGACGCGGTGACGATGCACGCAGACCTGGAGGCGGCGCACGATGCGGCGCGTGCTGCGGTCCCTGCAGGCTGGATTCTGTGGGATTTTGCGGTGTCCGAGGATTCCGACGACGAGTGCAGCGCGCTTGTGGTGCGCGCGTGATAACCCCGGGGCTCCGGCCCCGATTCTGAGGAGATAACGATGTTGAAGACCCGAGATATTTACACCATGGCGCGCAGGCAGTATCGGATCAGTCTGCGATTGAATCTCATGCAACCCGGCGCAATCGAAGCCCGCGATGCTGCGCTGTCAATGCTGCGCGCTGTTGTCGGCAAATGGGATGACTGCAGGCCAAATTTGACACATACCGCGCGGTGGCGCGGCACGCCAAATGGTCGCAATTCATGCGCGCGGTGGCATGTCAATGCCGCTTGCACGCGTTGGATGAAAGCGCATTGATCAAGCCCCTAGGTTTACGCGCCGCGTGCCGGCGCGTATGCGTGCGGGTTGCACGATGGAGATAACGCGATGACGAAGTATTACGCCGAATTGACGACGCACTACATGCAAGGCCCCGTCGATCACTGGACCTACGTTTACGCGAGGGACGAAGCCGATGCCCGGTGGCAGCTTGAGCGCGGAGGCCACGAAGTCCGCGTGCTGCGCCTGGCGGCGTAAGCCCTGCGTCAGCCTGCCCACCGACACTGACCCGCCCGGATTCCCCGGGCACACTTGGAGATGATGAGATGACCCGATACGCACCCGATTCCCGCCAGATCCTGCGCGCCTTCTGGCACGCGAAGGGCTGGGGCCTGCCGGTCGTGTTTGCCCGGTCCGGCAAGCAGGCGCGGCGCCTCGCGATCCGCGACAGGGCGGCGCTCCGCGCTGCAGGCCTGCCCGTTGCCCGCGTGGTGAGGGCCTGATGCACGATATCCCCCTGCGATTTGCCGACGTAATCGGCGCTGTGCTGATCGGTTGCGCGTTTGGCGCGCTGCTGGTGGCGTTTATCTGACCCGCGCCGCTGGCGCTCACACTGGAGAAACTGCGATGCAAGCCCGCACAGAAGACCCCGCGCCGTACCGTGTTGACCCGGCCGGAGTGAACGACGACGACGCGATCATTGCGCGCGCGCTGGCCATCCTGGCGCGCCGCGTGCGCACGGGTCCGATCATGGATACCCCGGCCGTGGTTAAGGATCTATGCCGGCTGCACTTCGCTGCAGCCGATGCTGCCGGCCGCGAAGAGTTCGCGGTGATGTTCCTCGACCATGCGCACCGGCTCATCGAGCTGAAAACCCTGTTTCGCGGCACACTGGCGCAAACCAGCGTCTACCCGCGCGAGATTGTCCGGGAGGCGCTGCTGCTCAATGCTGGCGCCGTCGTGCTCACGCATAACCACCCGTCAGGCTCGCCCGAACCCTCGCGCGCCGATGAGTACCTCACGCGGACGCTCAAGGACGCGCTGACGCTGGTGGACGTGCGCGTCTTGGATCACATCGTAGTCGGGAACCCGGCGACGGTTTCGTTTGCCGAGCGTGGGCTGCTGTGACGTTTGAAGGCCACTCCCCCGACGGCCACTGAAGCCCGCAGGCGCCCGCGTGCTGGCCGTTTGGCACCGTAGGTACACCCGATCCCCGTTCGTCGCCTGTAGCGCCGATTAGGGGGGTTCCTGAGGCCCTGACGCCGGATGAGCTTGATGCGATGCCGGCGGCTTTGTTCTGAAACGAGAGGAAACGACATGGCGAAGATGATGACACCCGACCGCGTATCTGATGCCCTGCGCCTGTTCGCGCAACTACCGCAGTCGGCGCCGTTTAGCTACCTGCGCGGGCTGACTGCCGGCGACGTTGCAATCGACACGGCAGAAATCGCCGACGACACGCTGAACGTCGGGGCGTATTCCATACAGGAAACGCTCGAAGACGTGCCGACCATTGTCGGCAAGCGGGTTCGGTCGGTGTTTTTGGTTTGCGAAACTGTCGCCAGCGGTGGCGGATATTGGGAGCCCGAGGACGCTGACCTGGCGGAATTTACGCGGGTCTATTCGTTCGCGGATGCGCTGCGCGAGATTGTCTTGCGCGAAGTGTTCCACCACGTCGGCAACATTCAGGAAGCCGATGGGCTGTCTGCTGTTTTTTCTGAGGAGTCTTGATTATGGGTTACGCATCCGATCTTGGCACGGGCACCGTGCATTCCCTCTGCCCTGTAACGGGCTACCCGCGCACGCAGTACGGGCACCTGCTGGACACGGCAGACCCGCACGATGGGCGACCCATCCTCGGCTGGGAAAAATCCGGCACCGAACTGCCAAATTTCACAAGCCCGTATGGGCACCTGTTCTACGCTATCGGGTCGGGCGATGATTTCTTGTGCTTTGACTTTGCGGATGTCAACGCTGGCCCGCGCGGCCGGTTTATCATCCTGCACGCCACGATCAACAGCGAAACGGGCGGGTTCATCGAGGATGCGCCGCACGGGTATCAGGTGATGCCCGCTAACAGCATGGCAGAGCAGGCGGCAGTCGTGCGCGAAGCGTTTGGCATGGCCGATCAAGCGGTGGAATGGTGTATGCACAACGACATTCGGCATAGCACCAAGGGGTGGAATCAGAACGACAGGTTCTTCCCCCTGAGCGTGGCGCAGCACCTATCCCCGTGGCGATTCAAGCGGCGCGACGGTACACAACTCAGTCTTCGTAAAAACAATCGCGCTGCCCTCAAAATCGCGCACTCGCTGGCGTTCTGCGCTGCCCGCGCCACCGGAGGCCAATAATGCCCCTCGTGTTACGTAACTGTGATCCCGACCCCGAGGCGCTAGCCCGGGGCCTAGAAGCAGCCCATGCCGTGCTGCAGGCTGCTGGCATATCGCCGGAGGCCGGCTGGCTGAATAGCGGCTATCACCAGCCCTGGACCGATGCGACGGTCATGCGAGCATGGTATCGGGCCGAAGATGCCTGCATGAAAGCCGCATTCGGCTCCTGGCGCGGCGTGCCGCTGGCGGCGGCGATGGAATGGACGCCAGGCACGGAACCCGATGCGGAGGCCGAGCCGCAGAGCGCGGAGGTTTCGGGCGCGGAGGCCGTGCCATGATCTGGGCCGTCCTAGCCCTCCTGCTGGCGCTTGCGCTGGCCCTGCTGCTCGACCTATAATCAGCACGCCCGCTCGCGGCGGGCCTTCGCTGTTGTCTCCTCCCTGCCGGTTCTGCCGGCTTCGCCCCCGGTGCGGATCGCCCGGGGGTTTTTTTCATTCTGCCGATGCAGCGCGGGGAAAGTGCCGCACCACACCTGGCGTCGTGCTGGCAGACATTGCGGCATCGCGGGCCTCGCTTTTCGTGCCGTGAAACTCCGGGCTGGCGAAGCAGTGAGCCGCAGATTGGTGCAGGCGCGACTTGCAAAGCCCGTAATCGCTCCAACCCGCCTCGGCCAGTGCAAGCGTGAGGCTCTGAATCGACACGCGCACCTGTGGCGGCGCCTGTTCCTGCAGCCGCTCCACGAGGCGCCCCCACGGGCCGCAAACCACGGGCGCGCGGAATTCCTCGGTGCGCCGTTGAATGCGCTCGATGAGCCACGTCTCGGACAAGCTGCGGGCCTGCGCGACCATGATGGTTTTTGCGTCCGTCCACGGCGGCGTGGCGCCCGGATTGAACGCCGACACGTCACGCGCGCGCAGGTACGCAGCGCCGGCCTGCAGCCCGCCAGCGTGGAAATAGCGCCACAGCGCGGCGGCATCAGCCTCGGCCATGCGTGGCGCGTCGGTCCACGTCACCCACCAGCGCCGATCCTCAGTCGGGATTGCGATGGCATCCCTAAAATTGGTCATGGCCAGCACGAGAGCCTGGTTCAGCACCTGCACCGGGTGCGCGCCCTTGCGCTGCACCGTCAGTAGCTCAGGCGGCGCCGCAAGAATGGGCTTCAAGCGGTTTTCCAACGCGCGGCGATCGATGGCCTCAGTCTGGCGCAGTTCGTTGAAAATGATCACCTCGTTCTCGAGGAAATATCCCCACGGCTGCGTGAGTTCGTTGGTCTCGACGCTGGTGCAATTGGTTTTCGTTTCGCCGCCAATGGCATATAACAGCGGGGCGATCATGCTGTCTTTGCCGGCACCCTGCGCGCCGCCAATCAGCAGCGCATGATTGATTTTCACGCCGGGGTTTTGCACCTTGAATGCCAGAGCATCGAGGAAGTGCCTGCGCTCGGCATCGTCAGGGATCAGGCGCTGGACATGCTCCAACCATGGGCCGGGGTCGCCACCGCTGACTGCAGGGCGGGCGTCGCGCCACTTGTTCCCGAATACCTGCCCGGTATGCTCGCACAGCACATTGCGCCCCGGTGCGTAGGTTATGCCGGCCAGCATTCGCCCGCCCATCGCCACCCGGTTCTCGTCGTAGCTGGTGGCGGCTTCGATTCGCTTGGCTTTGCCATCTGCGTTCAAATGCACGCTATGGCATCGAACGTGCCGGAACGCCGCGTTAAATGCAGCGCGTGAGTATTCCTGTTTCTGGGCCAGGTCGAAGTATGAATCGTCCGGGACGACGTAGGCGAAGCGTTTATGCCACTCTGACGGCCCGAGCGACGACGGATCGCGCTCCGCAACGGCGGCCTCGGCCTGCACGTATTCTGCCGCAGGCGGCTCCGGCGCCGGCTCGGGTTCCGGTGCCGGCGGTGCAGGCGCGTCCAGTATCCGCACCCGAGGCTGCAGCCAGGCCCGGGCCTCAGCCCAGCTGCGGAATTTAGCATCCGCCGCGTCCCAGCCGTCACGCTGGCCGGTGACGTCTACGACTTTGATTTCCGCCACCAGCGGCCGCAGGATGTCCGCCAAGCGCAGCATCGCCATCGCGCCGGCCTCGTCGGCGTCAGGCCACAGCAGGATTTTCCGACCCTGCAGCACGGCCCAGTTCGCCAGGTGCAGCGCCTGCGCGCCACCGGGCCAGGTCACGCAGACGTAGGGCTCCGCCCACTGCGCGGCGGCGTCGGTCGCCTTTTCGCCCTCCAATATAAGTACAGGATCACTGCTGCGCGCCTCCAGTTCGTTTAGCCTGTACAGCGGGCGCGGTGCCGGCCATTGGCCCCGGCCCCAGCCGTCAGTGCTGTAGGTCCACGGGATGATCTGCTTGCGCGTGCCGGCAGGTTGATAGCGGGCCACGTAGCCCAAGACCCCGCCGTCGCCGTCGAAATACGTCCACCGCGTCACGGGAGGGCCGAAATCGGGGTGGATGCAGTCGCAGTCGGCGTCCTCGCTCGGCGCCGGCATGATTACCTGCCGCGCAGGCTTTACGGGGCGGGGTTTCACGCTGCCGGCAGCGGGTACACCGGGCGAACCGTCCAGTTCGCGGTATGCCTCGCCCAGCTCAAGCGAGTGAATCGCAGCGTAAAGGTCGATCAGGTCGCCGCCGCGCTCGCCCGTGGCGAAGTCGGCCCACCGGCCTGTGCGCAGGTTGATACTGAGAGAGCCGCCCGCCTCGCCGGCCACGCTGCCGGCCTTGTATTCGGTGCCCTGCCGCTTGCCGTTCGGCAGCCACTGCGCAAGCAGTCTGTCAGCGTCGGCCAGCAGGCGGTCGGCTAGGCCGCGGAAGTCCATGGTCATTGGCTGCCCCCAGTCGGCCGCATCTGATACGCCACGCCATGCCAGAGCCTTTCGGCAAAGACGCTGTGCATCAAGGTGTCATTGAACAACACCCACTGGCCGGCGGTCATCCTGATCTGCTCGTTGCGAACATGCAGGCGGAAATCTGTGCCGATCAATGCTTTGGTCAACCAAAACACGCTGAGATAGCGGCGCGGGTAGGGACGCGACCCGACCCAATCGTCTTTGTGCGGGCCGACACAGCGCATCTTGATTGCGATCATGCTCTCCGGGTCTGGCGTCCACCGTTCAAACGCCGGCACTGGGCCGAAGTCCGGGGGCAACTGCCCGGTGAAATCGCCGTTGCCGTGTTCTTGAATCATGCGCCGCTGGGCGGCCGTCGGCTGCATGTAGCCGGTCTGAATGATCATCGCTGTTTCCCCTTGGTTTAATCTGCCCATGTTTCGCGCCAATGCCAAACGCCGCCATTCAGTCTTTGATGCGCGCTGCGCAACTTGCGCAAGGCCCTAGCTTCAATCTGGCGGACTCTTTCTTGGCAAACTCCGCGCAATTCGTCCGCAGTTTCCTTTAGAGTCATGTCCTCAACAAATCGGCACCGCAAAACAAATACCTCGTCTTCATTGAAGTTTGGAATTTCAAGAAGGCGCCGCACGTAGTCATGTCGCACATCCTCAGCCGGGTCCGTCTGCAGAAAACAAGACATCCCAAGGGGCTCGGCGTCTGGCAACTCCTCGTCTCTTGTAAGCCAAATTCTGTAGGCCTCTGGCGCAATGGTCTGCACCTGAAGTTTTCCGTAGTACGACGGCCTTTTGCCTCTCATCGCTGTTTCCTCCGGGGCGTGGATGATGCCCCTGTTTTGATGCTGACGGAAGGCGTCAGGCGAGCAGCGCCACCGCGTCCTCAACACTGCGGCAAACCCCCGCCACGCCCCCGGCCTGCCGGATCGTCTGCAGGAATTCCTCCTGCCCGGGGCGCATCCTGCCGGTGCGAGACTTGACCTCGATGGCCAGCGTCCTGCCGTCGCGTAGCACGCCCATGATGTCGCTCATGCCGCGCTGCGTATTGGCCCGCACGTAGCGCATGCTGCCGTCGCGGTTGCGCTCGGCGAACGTGCCGCTGTTCTGGCGCCAGCATTGCGCCACGCGGGGGTGGCGTTTGAGCAGCGCCATGATAGCCCGCAGGATTTCAGACTCTGACGGCTCCGTGCTGGGCTTACGCGGCCCGCGTTTCACGGGCTCCGGCGGTATCGGCAGTTCACGCGCCGGCCTGCCGCTGAGCGCAGCGTACAGGTTCTCGGTCTGCTGGTTGCGGAGCATCTGCTCGCGCAGGGTTCGGCGCCCTCGTTCGGTCATTCCGATTGCTCCTGCACGGCATAGACGGGCACGTAGCCGGTCGTATCAAAGCCCCAATCGCAACGGACGACGCCCGTGCTCTTTTGCATCCAGCCTACCTGCTGCAGTTGAGCCAAAGCTGCTCTCCAGCCGGCTTCGTATGCCTGCGCCATTGCACGCGGCGTTCGCATGGCTTCGCTGAGTTCGTTCTGGGCGCTCACGCACACCTCCGCGCATATTCCCACACCGACGAAACTTGCTCATGCGCCCGCAGCGGATGCCGTGCCACGGGCCTGACGGCAACCACCGGAGCCGGTCGCGGCGTCGTTGACCACACGCACAGGCTGGAGCCGATGCGCCACCGATGCAGCAGGCCGGCCTTCACCAGAGCCTTCAGATGCACTGACGCGGTGGACTCCACGGCGCCAATCGCTGCGGCCACGTCTTTGCGCTTCGCGGGCTGGTTGGCCGTCACGTAGGACAGCACGGAGAGCCGCGTGGGACTCATTCTGCGGGTTCTCATTCTGCCGGCCTCCAAGGCACCATCTTCTCCCGAAGCGCCTGCTCCGCAGCGCGGATCAGAAACCGCGCCTGCGTTTCGCTGACGCCAGGCAGTGCGGCCTTGAACCACAGGCGCCCGATTTCGTCGTCGGTGAGCGCGATGTGCCGGCACTTGTCCAGCAGGGCCAGCGTGCCGGCGGGGGCTACTTCCCAGTCCGAAGTCATTTCTTCGCCTCCCTCTTGGCTTCCGGCCAGGCCCACCAAATCCTGCGCTGCACATCGGCCGGCGCCGCCATCGCAGCCATCTCGGCAGCCTCTTCGCGGTCAAACCACGGGGTCGCGGCAAGCGACCACTTCGCGCCATCCCACCAGCGGTAAAACTGCCCCGTGCGGGCTACGCTGGCCCGATACCAGCCCACTGCGGGCGGCGGGCCGGGGTGCCATTCGTCAGTCATCGCATCACCTCCAAACGTCG